CCTAGATCATCCAGATCTCCAATGAAGTCGGACATCTGTTGAGTCTTGGTTTTCCAAGTTCCTATGGTATTTGTATTTTGTACGGTAACCTTACGTGCCATCACAACTTCTCTAAAATTTGTTTCATCATACCTTTGAGATCAGAAACATCTTGTTTTAGATCCTCAAACTCTCTGTCTTTTTTGATTCTCGCCTTCTTACGTGCTCTTGCCGCTTTTACTTCATCATTATTAGTGTTTAGTATGACACCGTTTTCATCTCTTACTAGGTTATCGTGACCTTCAACTTTTACATAACTCATTATACACTCAATGCAATTACTCTTAAATCTCTAAACGTGGGCACTTGTGCTGAATTGGTAGAATGCATAACAATCTTTAATTGAAACCTAGTAAAGGCAGTAAGATTACCATTCAAACCACCAATCAAATATTCGTAGTCTCTGAAAGTTTGTCCAACAGGATCTGGGGGGTTGTTAGTGTCGGACACAATTTCAGTCCAGTCAATAAGATTTAAATCATCACCCTCATTACCAATACGCCAATATAAATCAAAACTTGCAGGTTCAGGTCTGTTCGCTGATAAGATAACTTTTAAACCAACAGCACTTTGTGCAAGTTCTATTATAGAAGTTAGATGTTTAGCAGCTGAAGAACCACTAAATTTATTTGTTTCTGAAATATAATTTAACGGAATGTTAAACCCATTAGTTGAAGCGGAGTCTTGTCTATCAATAATATTATCTACTAATGTCATTGAGGATCTTTGAAGATCAATTACAGGAGATAAGAAACTATTAGTAGATGAAATAAGTAATTCCATTTCTGCAGTTTTTGCTCCCACTGATATTTCAACATCTGCTATGGAGTCTGCAGCAATAACATAAGGATGATCTAATGCAAAGTTATTTTCATTAAGATCAACTCCAGTAAAATCGGCATCCACAGAATAAGGTGTTTCTATACCTGCAAAAGATTTTCCTGAAGTTCCTTTGAATGATCCAATTATTTCAGTTCCATACGGTTTTATATTTGCTATGTTAGGCCACACTAATGAATATGGAATATTTTTGGTTGAAGTGACTAGATCACCTCCACCCTCTCCATCGGAGTCTGCAAGACCACTTATTTTAAATTCATACCCAGTTAGATCTATTGCAGTGATGGTATGATCTCCATTAAGTTGACCTGTCGTAAACCCACCAACAGCAGTAGCATTAGAAATAGTTACAGTATCTCCAACTTGTAAACCATGGTTAGTAAAATGAACTCTGACATCACTATCACCTTCAAATGTTTCGATAGGATTTTCGTTTAGTCGTTCACGAGGAACACTAGCATTTTGAAGTTTAACACTTCCTAGTGTGGAACTAGATGTCGTGAAGTTAGCACGCACTAAGTCAAATTTTAAATCTTGTTTTTGATTTGCAGAAAACGTTGCACCGTTTTGAGAATAAAATATACTTCCCAAATTAGGATTTTTATTTACACGAGCTGACGCAGAACCAATAATAGTAGCATCTATTTCAGAAATGAATATTTCATATTCAGGACTTTCTGCGTATACAACCATAGCATAGTCTCTTAATCCCTGTAGGTAAACAGGTTCTTCAAAAGTAAAATTAGTTGCAAGTGAACCGTCATTAGATGTCTGAACTGCATTGTGTGCAACGTAGACAGTGGAACTTGGTATAATTTCTATGTCAGATGGCATACCATTTCTCATCGGTCTAATGTGCATAGACACAGGTAATTGCATATCTGCAGTTGCCCCAAAAGTGGATTTAAAGTACAATTTTACTTTAGTCAAAAATATACCACTTGCCTCATCTATGTAAAAAGATTGAGCAATTGGATTTTTTGTACTTTGATATCCTAACGAATTTACTGACATAGTATTTTTCTCCTACTATCTAGGACGATTTATTTTAGCAAATGTTTTCGCCTTTGCAAAAGACATTCTTGTTCTAGTTGGTTGACTTGGTCTGACTTTTGGTCTTAGCGACACGTTTACCCTAGTAGATCTTGAACTGCTTGATGATGTATTGTTATTACTTTTTTTAGGTACAGATGTAATCATACCAAGAGCGGAATTCCATTGTTTCCTTTGTGCAACGCCTGGTAAGTTTTTAATTGCTTGCCAGTGATGCCACATTGCACTACCACCACTACTATTATTTTTATTTCTTGACGGTGCAGGTGCTGTAGTAGAAGACTTAGATCCCTCTAATTCTAACATACGTGTTGATTTTACATCTTGATGAATAGTATTTAATAGACCTTGTGAGGTGTAAGTTGAACGTGCAATAGATCCTGCAAGTTTTTCATTGTTACGATCCACATCCATAACTTTTATTTCATGTGTACCAGATCTAAATCTAAAAGTATTATTATTTGGTATCATGAAAGAGATGTCAACTTTACCAGTAATATCTGTAGTTAATAAACCTGCACCATCTTTGTGCGCTGTTAAATTTTTCAAAGTGTTTCCAAAGTCTCTAGTTCTTGAAGAATATCTTTGAAAAGTTTCCTCACGAACAAAACTTGACATGTTTTTACCGTCCATGAACAAGAACACATTTGTATTTGGTCTTAAACCTTCTGCGCGGATATTAATTATTCGAGATCTTATAAATGGTAATAATGCCACCTGTAAAACTTTAGTTCCAATAACTTCTTCTATTACTGAGGATTTTACAACTTTGTTCACTGTCTTTGTTGTTGTTCGTCCAGAAGTTTTAGTGATAGTGTTTGTTTGGTCACCAACTTTTAATTGATCTAAAGTTTTACCACCCCAGTTCCATTGCCAGTTATTCCAGTTATGTGCTTGGTTAGCATTTAACTTTGAACCACCATCTATCACAGTTCTACTGAGAACATTAGTATCTTTCCATTCATCAGATGCAGGAGATAACTTGAGGTTACCTGTAAACATACCACTGTTGTATGGATTTATTTTTACAGCTTGTGTAGCAAAGGTTTGTGACATGTATGGAACTTCTGTAAATTCTAGGTATACATTATCACCTTTGCGTACAACACCACTAGAATTTGCAGAGTCAAATAACAATCTTAGGTTGTCTTCACTAAATATTGGACGCATGATACCTTCAGATGGATCTATGGATGCTTGATAGTTGCCATCGTCAGCATTTGAAAATTGGTGAGTTGTAAAGTTATCTACAAAAAAACCAGATTTAATTCTATTCAATCCTGCAGAATCTAACACTTCAAAATTATTAGTTGCAAGTTCTAACATGTTCAAAGAGGTTACTTCCTCTAAGTTAGCAATTCTGTCTTCTAGTTGGTTGATGTCATCCATAGTATATCTACGATGATCTATTTTTTCAGTAGTTAAATCTTCTTCATCTATGGTGTTTGGGAAGAATGCAAAATTGTAAAGTGGTAATGTTCCATCCTGTTCTTTAGGAGGCACTGGATCAAAAGCATCTACTGATTGAATAACATCAAGTTCACCTTCAGTGTCTATTACCAATTTGTGAGCACGTGCAAGATAATACGTATTGTTTGATTGGACTACATCTGTAGGAGTTGGTAAGTAAGATATATTCGCCTCTGTAAAGTTTCCTGAAGAATTAATTACAGGACGAAAATCTATAGCGTCTCTTAAATTTATTACACTTCCATCTGCTCTTGTGAAAGAAGGAATTTCACCATAGTCCACAACACCAGTGTATGAGTTAACTGCAAAAAAGTTACCTGCACCATGACTGAAATGATCAAACTTAACATAAACATTTCCTGCAGGTGCTGCTTGTCCCGAACCTAAAACTAATCTACCTAGTCCATAGAAATTGTCTCTTTGACCATCGTCTAATGTAAACTTATATGACATATCTGCGCCATCAGAATCTATAAGAGTAACTCTTTTTACATCATAGATATCTGGTTGACCCAAGTTTAGGAATTGTTCACCAGTGGTAGGATCTGTTTGAACTGTCGTTGTCACTGTAGCGTTTTGTGTGAGTGTTTTCGCACGAACAATAGGTGTTGAAGTCACACCATAAACATATGCCTTAATGGCTGTACCATTTGGTAATCCTGTAATTGTAGTTGTATTAGAACCAGCGGTGATACCACCAAGAGTTGAGTTATCTACTTTTCCACTAGGAGTGAATATTAACCAATCACTGGTATTTGTTAATTGATACGCTGTTGGGATACTGACAGTAAAGTTACCTGCACCATCTGAAGTGCCTGATCTCAATATCTGAACTTCAATCTGTTGAGGATCTATAACTCTTGGTCTATCACGATTTGTATCATATACTAATGTATTGTTAAGAGGATCTTCTAAGACAACATTATTAGTTAAAACAGTAGGATTAAAATATGATGAACCAGATGTACCGATAGATTTTGCATCTCTAAAAGATTTACCTGCCGACATTTTGATGTCAAATAAATGAAATCTTAAATTTGCGCCATTTTCATGCACCGCACGAACACGTGCAGTACCAATTGAAGAACCACCAAAATTACGAGCGTCTTTTAAAGTTTGTTCTGCAAACGTTTTAATATCAGGGCCACCAACTGCAGAATCACCATTCACATCAACAAAGTTACCGTAGTCAACTGACATAAACTCGCCATCGATTTGCAAATCATTTTGTGCTTTAGGTATTCTTATATCAGTTGGAAGAAATCTCGCTGCACGATATCCATCTATGACTACTATACCATCACTTACTTTTAATATTAAATGATCATCTGCAGAATCTTCTTCGAAAGAAATTCTGTATGGTTTTACAATATAGTCACCAGAGTTTTCATGAATGCGTGTAGCAATCATATCTCTAGGAACAGCATATTGATTATCTTGTTGAGACTTTACGGAATTGAATACAGCACCATCTTTTATAGTACTTACATGAACAAAATTATCATCCGCTTCTAATTGATCATCTGAAGTAAGTCTTAACTTAATACAATATCTGTCTGCGCCTGGAGCAGTTGTGTTTATAGACGCACCTTGGTTATCATATAATTGTAGATTATCATCTACACTTTGAACTTCTTGTACAATTTTAAATCCTACATTTGTTGTAGGATTATCAGTGTATTTTGATATTATTGCACTTTGTGATTCTGTATATACAAAAAATCCTTGAGTAAAATAAATACTGTCACCAATAGTTGCACGAGTTCCCCTACCAACTGCAGGATTTACAGATGTGTTTGTAATCTGAACAACTCTACCAGATCCTAAACTTTCACCTGCTTGAAATCTGGGTGTAACATTTGTTGTAGATGATGCAGACGTGTCAACATATCTTACATAAATTGTGACAGGATCACCTGCAACTGCAGCAACTCTTTGAAGAACTTCTGCTTTGATTCCAGATGTTGCACCAGTTAATATAGTACCAACAGTAGCAGTTGTAGACGATGATGTTGCATCTAATTTTACAAATTCATAGTTATTGTCAATTGTCAATCCACCTGGCTTTACTGCCGCACCTTCTTTGAATATATTATTACCAAATCGTTCAATCTGAGTATTAATGATTGTTTGCATTTGGGTAAGTTCACGAGCCTGTAGTGAACGACCACTATTGAACAATATGCGATAGTAACCATCACTATCATTGAAATCGTCTTTATACTTTGTTTCAAATAAAGTATCTGTATATACTGTTGTCATTGTTCAACCCTTAGAATTGTAGAATAATTTTTATATCTTCCGCTTGCGCTGCAGTCCTTGATACTGGATTTCTATTATCTATGTAAAGAATATCACCAGTACGTCTATCAACCTCTGGTTTAATTAACGCCGAGTCAATAATACCCTGACCCGCTCCAGTAACCTCTTCAATAATTTCACCGTCTTGGAAAGCAGTGAAACCAGTTCCTTTCGTTTGATGGTAAAAAATCTTATCAGAATCAATGTCATCGATGAGTGCCCTTGCAAATGTTGTTTGACCCTCTATCAATTTGTCCTTTGTAAAAGCATTAACAACACTTGACAATCTCATAAAATCTAAACAATTTGCAGTGTTAGAAGTAATTTTAGCGCCTGCGTGATTCAGAGGATCTTTTATTAAAGTTACTTGTCTAAAGTCTTGTTCTAATAAGAAGTCACTATCGTCACCTTCTATCATCGTATGAAACATTACAGATGATGTTTTTAAATCTACTCGTGCATCTGCACCCACACCAGAATCACTAAATGGAAGAACCGCACGTGCAGTTGCACCTGTACCTCCACCACCAGTAATAGTAACTTGTGCTACTGTAAATCCTCTACCATGTGCAATGTGTTGTCCACTATCTGCCATACGAATTCTTGATACAACTCCAGCTGCAGAGTCGATATCTGCAAGCGCACGTGCAGCAGTGCCATTACCAATAATATTGACTGTTGGAATAGAAGTATATCCAGATCCACCATCTTGTAGTACGATATTTAATATCTCGCCTGGCTCTACACTGTCTTGAACTTCAAATTGTTTTAATTCAATACCAGTAGAGTTTGAGTCAACAGCGAATTGTTTTTGTACAGGCATGAAGTTTGAAGACTGAAACTTCTCTGCACGTGAACCACTGATTGTATACATAAATTTCCATACGTATCCATCTGTAGTTCTGAATGAATCATTGTTTGCACCAGTCGGTTCTATTACGGAAGGTTGTGCAACCCCTAGTCTGTTACGGCCAGTTTCTAAACAGACATATACTTGGTTGTTATCATTCTTCACATAGTAAGGTAATGTAGGATACCCACCCAGTGCATCATCGTAAGAAGAATAAATTCTTCCGTTTGCCCAATTGTTTCTAGGAACCACTAGGGATGTTGCGGCAACTTTCTTAATTGATTGAAGACCATCGCGTAATCTTGCAACATCTTCTGGACTGTTAACAGGTGTAGGGACAGTTTCATTTGAGTCCCAAGGTTCTGATCTACCTATCGCAACGTAATAGTTGTGGGTTTGTTGTTCAAACCTTTCGAAAAAATCACGAGCAATCTGTTGTCTCAGTGTATCTGTAATCGTAGCTGGCATCTTCTATATCCTATGTATTAACTGCTGCACCTAAAACAATACGTCTGTAAAAACCACCAGAACTATCGAACACTGCAAGACATGGATTTCCTGCGTTACCATCTGTAACGAATATCATTCTTCCGTGTACGCCTGGTGGGACGGTTGCGACTGAGTAATGTTTGATGTCAATAAAATCTGGTGTTGCTTCACGAGATCTTTCTGCGACATAATCTGAATCTAATGTTGCAGACAATGCTGCAACTTCATCTGTGACGTTTTGTTTTAATGCGACTGTACCGTCACTATCTGGCAAGAGAATAACTCTGTCTGCAGTAGGATCAACAACACCTAATGAAGTCTCATGCGAATCTGCAGTTCCCTCATAAACGAGGAACGAAGAGTTATTGGAACTATCATGTAATCTGATACCTAGTTCTGATGCAGAATCTGCACCTAAAATAGTACGTATCTGTACAACATCATCGTACAACTCCTCAAAGTTGTCGTTAATTTTACCTGCACCTGTATACAGATCATCGCCTGTACCATCGTTACCAACTGTACCTCTGTCTAAAATTTGTCTTGCCATTTTTTATTTCCTAAAAACTGTACCTTTATTTATAAGGGTTTTCACTACTTTGTACCCACAAT